TGCCGTCTTTGTTTTTGATCAATCCAACAGTGTGATTTTCTCCTGCGCCGCTTGCATTTGCAGTACAGCATAATCTCATATCGCCATTAGGACGAGTTGCTAAGTGTATCCACGGTAGTACACAAAATGTGCAACTTGATTTAGTTGCTAAGTCACGTTGAAACTTACCTAGTCTAGTATCTTCTTTATCGTAGTGCGAATTTGTCATAGTGCTTCACTTTTAATAAATTGATCTTGTGGTTGTGAGATATCATATGTTTTAAACTTTCCGCATGTTCTTGCACACATTAACATTTTATCTTCATTCCATTTCTTTTTCCATATGTTTTGCCAAACATCAGAATCAATAATATTTTTTATTCCATTTGTTGCATTAAGGTTGTGTATACCGCCAAAGTCACTTATCATTTTATTGTATTGCCCTCTTAACATATCTATAACATCTTCGCAAACATGTGCTGGATCATAATGGGTCATTGGCGTTTGTGCTAACCAACAACATGGTAATACTGTTTTAGACCCGTCAATGTATATTTCTTTTATTTTTTGTACATGACAATCTATCTCTGCTTCATCTAATACTGATTTGTAATCGTCAATAACTTCTTTAGGTAGAAAATGTGTTTCAGTATCAGATGGTGCTTCTAAACTATACAGTGGAATTTTATTTTTATCCCATACATCATACTTAGGTTCAACTAAAAATCTTGATGTGTTTTTAACTGTAAAATCTTGGAAGCCTAATTCTTTTGCAATTTGTCTACATTCGTCAACTTGGTGTTCATTGTGTTTAAATTTAATATAAGTCCAGTTCGCACGACCTCCTGCTGCAATAAACGTTTTTGCATTTTCAATAATACGATTCCAGTCTGTGCCAACTCTATATAATTTGTGAGTGTCTTCTAGTCCGTCTAATGCAAAGTATACGCAATGATCTCTTGGTAATGCTTTTGCTAGTGCCGTCCACCATTTTGCATTTCTTAAACTACCGTTTGTATGTATACCTATTGCTGTCTTAGGACTGGTGTCCTTTACATGTCTGCACATATCAATAAGTTTGTCATTTAATAACGGATCGCCAAAGTTGCCGCAAAAAAACGCACGGTTAATTGTGTCTAAAACTTCTTTGTTAATAATAGTTTTAAAATCTTCTAATGACCATTGTACTATTCGTAGTAAAGGATTTTCTATTCCGCCATGTATGTTTCTTGAACACATTGGACATTTTGCTTGACAGTTTGTCGTTAGCTCAATGTGAATAGTTTTTAAATCATTAAATTCAAACATTAGGTTTTCCTATAATCATATACCTATTGTATTTAGGCGTTTGTAATTCTCCTTTGTATAGGACCTGGATGTTGGACATTTTTACAAAATCATCTACACTAACAGCACACCTAATATGTTCTTCTAATTCAAAAAAGTTATTACTTTGTAATACAATATAGGAATCTTCTGGTACATTTAATAACCATTGATTGTATTGGCTTTGTGTTATATGTTCGCAGCTAGTATTAATAACAACCTGAGCATCATAAACATGTGTACACATGTCTGCGGTAACTGCTGTAAACTTGCCGTCTATTTCTTGTTGTTTATTTATTGTATTTGCAATTTCTTCGCACAACGGATCTATGTCTACACTTGTAATATGCTTAACATTAATATTACTATTAAATAATAAACTTGATAATACTCCGTTCCAGCCACCATGTATAACAACTGTTGTTTTACTTTGTTGGGCGTTAAGTATTTTTTGTAGCTGTTCTATTAACCAAACTTTACTATTAACTTGGCCTTTCCAAAAACTTTCAAGTGTACGGAGTTTGTCTTCGCTATTACGAATTGCATCCATCCAGAATAATACGTCTTGTATATCTACCTTCATAATAAACTCTTTACTGTTTTTTTCAAACCTACTTCTAAAGGTGTATAATCTGTAAATCCTGTAAGTGTTTGTACTAACGTAGTATCAGGACATCTACGTGTAGCACTTCCATCTGGACCAGGACGTATTTCTAGTCTATCAGGATTGATACCCATATATCCCATGATTAGTTTTGCTACAACACTTATACGTGTCTCAACGTCCTGTCCTACATTTACTGTTTGGTTACTAGCAGTTAGTATTAGTATATCTGTCATACGTATAGCATCGTCAATATAACAAAAACTACGTGTGTCGTTGCCTTTGATATAATACTCGCCTTGCTTACAACGTTCTACAAACTCATTTATAAAGTGGTCAATTTGTCCTGGGCCGTATATGTTAAAGTAACGTATGATGAGATATTCCAGTCCACTGTTAGCAACTAAGTTTTCGCCTAGTGCCTTTGGTATACTATAACTCCAACGTGGATTAGTAATGTCGGTGTACATAACTGGCACTGCTTCATCAGTAGGTACATGATAGTAACCATTATCTATTGTGCTGTTAAACATTTCACATGTACTAGCAAATACAAACTTTGTATTAGTATTTCTATAACGTTCAATTAAGTTAATAGTAGGTAGTGTGTTATTAATACAAACATCTGTAGGGTTTTGATAAAACAGTCTTGTGCCATTAGTTGCAGCAAGATGTACTACAATATCGCAATCAGGCATCGTGCTAGTTACACTCGAGTATCTTAAATTTTTATCATCGCCGTCTTTTTGATCATAAGGATGCACATCATAAGTGTCTTTTACATAATTGTAATAATGACTACCTATAAAGCCTTTGTGTCCTGTTAAAACTTTTTTTGCCATCCTTTATTCAACTCTCTAATATGCTTAAACCAGTTTTGGTCAATACCTTTTTGATCAAGTGTATCAATAAGGAAATCTAAATCCTTAGGTAAACACTTGCCAGAAAATCCTCTTGTGCCGTCATGCCCCGGAACATTCATATAAGTTTGGTCTTGTTGTACGTCTAAGTACATATCTAATACTTTACTATAGTCAGCGCCAACATCTTCTGCTAAATCATAAAATACGTTTGCAAATGCAATACGCATTACTGCAAAATTATTTGAATACATTTTTACTAATTCTGCTTCGTTAGTAGAACATGCTTTGATTTCTTCATCTAATAACCATTGAGGTAATTCATTATCACAACCTACAACTAACGGACGCTTAAAACAATCAGTGTCCCAATAGCGTTCTCTTAAAAACTCTGGTATATAGATAATACTACCAACTTCGGCTTGTATCTCTTGACAGGCTCCTAATGGCAGTGTACTACGAATAATAAATGTTGCTGTAGGATTAAATTCTTGTATTAATTGTATTTCAGAAATAACAATAGTGATATCTGTTTGTGTTGCTGTAGGTATGCAAACAAATATAGTATCAGCGTCTTTTAGGATCTCTCTTTCAGTATTAAATGTAATATCATGCACAATAGATTTTTCATCATTAAGCAATCCTTTATGTGTTGCTTTACCAACATAACCGTATCCTAGTATTCCAAACTTGTTCATACTTTCCTCTTTGGTATTTTACTGTCTGCACTGCTTACACACGTTGGAGTAATACATTTAGCTGGTGCTTTAAACAGCTCAAATCCGCCGTCTAACGTGCCTAGTAGTTGATCATGACAACTATAGCTGCGTTTAACTTCGTTACCACGTATAACGCACCCTTGGTATCCTGCATCACATTCCCAGCCTTTAAACTTATTAAAGCCAAATGCATTAAAGCGTTCTGCTTGATCTACGTAGTAGACGTTGCCGTCTTTGTCTTGCAATTCTACTTGCAATAACGGTATTATTTTTTTGAATTCGTCTGGGATTTTTTGGGGGAATCCTGTTTGCAACAAGTTGAGTTGTTCTTTAGTATACCCGGATACCACACGGGAGGCGGTAGGATCGGATTGGGGCTTGACAGTGACATTAATACCTCTGGCGGCAAATCGCTGTAGGCGCTCGTAAAGCTCTTCAAACATTTCTGGCACCATAACTTGATTGATCGTAACATACACTCCTGCCTTCATAAGTTGGAGACATTTATCCCCAAACTCTTGTTCGTTTGCAAACTCTGCGTGATAGCTTGCAGTAATACTCCTACGTTGCAGACTGCTCGTAGTTTCTAGCCAGTTATTCCACCATTTGCTTCCCGGGCTTAGATTGGTTGTCATATGGATACTTTGGTATTCAGGAGCTGTATCACTACAGTAATGGTCTATAACCTTCCCAAAGTATTTATATGCAGTAGGTTCGCCGCCACTAAAACTAACATGAAAGTCAGTAAACCCATTTGTGCGAGCCTGTGCTTTGATACTATCTAGTGTGCTTAGGTACAATTCTAATTCTTGGTGATCTGGGGTACTAGATCTAGCGTAAGGCCAGCAATAAGAGCAGTTATAATTACAAAATCTAGCCAAGATCCACGAAACTGTGAAAAGATGGCTCTTAAGGAGAGTCTTCTGTCCAAATTCAGTAATGTTATCCCAAGGTATGTCTTGAAAATTACTCAAAATTGCTCCTTCAGCCACTCAAAATTGTTTATAAGGCTAACATCATTGATATTAGAAATCCCAAACTCCCTGCCAGCAATAGCACCAGCAATAGCGTAATCCCCAAAGCTTCTCTCACTCCCTTTTGTACACCACGTAGAAAGTCTATATCCTGTTTCTTCATCATTTTGCCTCAAGATTGTTTTACTACTTAATTTAGCACATTCCCTGAATGCACTACGCCATGTACTAAATGCGTCAGTATTAAATGCTGTAATGTTTGCAGTTTCTTCTACAGCATTAAACTTTGAACTGATACTTGTGGTCATATCAGGTTTTGTAGTATCCATGATTAGAGTTTCATTTCTTGGAAATAGCTTTATTCCACCGTACCCATATACTAGATCATTAATTGGATTTATACTTCTCCATACATACACATTATCTCTCTGCCACTTTGGAGATTGAAAATCAAAATTAAATCCATCCACTATTTGCGCATCTCCATCAACAATCCAAAACATATCAGTATCACAGATCTCGGCAGCAGCTATATGCGCTTGATGTATTCCTTTAACACCGTGTACACGCTTTGCTCTAGGAAATTTTTCAGATAGTGCAGCATAGTTTTCGTCTGCGTTAGGTTCATTATAGCTAATAAACACAATATCAAACGGCTTAGGCGTACTAACAGTTATGTCAATTTCTTTTTTATTTACAAAAAATCGATAATCAAACTCACGTTGCGCAAGTGGCTTATCTTTGTGTATCAAAAACACACCGTCGTGATACTTGCTGTTTTTGAATA